CCAAGTAACTGTCTATGACAATTCTTCGCCATATGCCGAAGTTATTTGCGATGTAAACCACGCAACTACTGACACAATTACTTTGCTATTCTCAGTTGCGCCAACATCTAACCAATATCGGGTAGTTGTTCAAGGCTAATTAAAGGGGAGAGAATATGGGTCTGCTAGACCGTATTGCCGAAAAAGTAGCCGCCGAAATAGTTAAGGGTCCACGCTTACCTGCTGGCGCAGTAACAATGACCGAAATGGATATGCGCAACGCCGCAAATCAAACTACATACGGGCAATCTGTTGCGCTTCCGCGTGACCCAATGGTTTCAGGCGTTCCATTTGCGCCTGGTATGCCAATTATTCCGGGCGCAATTAATCCGCCACGCGCAGATAGCGGACGACCTGACCCGCGCCGATATGAATTTCAAGTTGCTCAGAATATTAATATCACGGCAACTAAACTTGTTCCGTTTTCTACACTACGTGCCGCCGCTGACCAAATAGATATTTTGCGCCGCTGTATTGAAGTATTAAAAGCAAAAATTGCGGGGCTAGAGTGGGATATTGTTTTGGCAGAAGATTCAGCCGAAAAAATTATTACTGAAATTGGCGGCAATCACACGCGCGCAATGTCCGTGGCACGTGAAAGATACACAGAAGAAATTAGCCGCCTTAGAGAATTTTGGGAACAGCCTGACCCAACTAACGGACTTTTATTTACCGATTGGCTCAATATCGCATTAGAAGAAATTTTGGTGCTAGACGCGTGGGCAGTTTGGCCTCAACCATCAGTAGGCGGCGATTTGCTTGGCTTACAAATACTAGACGGCTCAACTATTAAGCCGCTTATTGATGACCGCGGTATGCGCCCACAGGCGCCTTATCCTGCCTTTCAGCAGATTCTTTTCGGATTCCCACGTAGTGAATTTGCCGCGTCTGATGGCAACGAAGGCGCAGATGGCGAATTTACGTCAGATGAATTGTCCTATTTGATTCGCAATCGCCGAACAATGACAGTTTATGGCTATTCGCCAACAGAACGCGCGCTTGCGCTTGCGGATATTTATTTACGCCGTCAGCAATGGCTACGTGCCGAATATACAGACGGCGTTACACCTGAATTGCTTATGAAAACAGACGCCAACTTTGGCAACAATCCTGATTTGCTTCGCGCCTACGAAAACATTTTTAATGATGATTTGGCTGGACAAACAGAACAACGCAAACGCGTACGCTTATTGCCAACTGGTATGGAGCCAGTTCAGTTTGAAGGATACGGCGAACGCTTCAAAGATACATTAGACGAGTATTTAGTTAATAGCATTTGCGGTCACTACGGCGTAATGCCATCTGAAATTGGCTTTAACCCTAAAGGCGGTTTGGGTGGCGGCGGATTCCAATTAGGTCAAGCCGAATCGTCAGAAGTTATTGGCGCAATTCCATTGGCTAACTGGGTTGGACGTATGTTGAGCCACTTGTCCTATACGTACTTGGGTATGCCACGCGAACTTGAATTTAAGTTTATGGAATCAGGTCGCCAAGATTTAGAAGCAATTGCGCGCACACGTGACATTGAAATTAAATCAGGCAATTTAACGCTTAATGAATCAAGAAGCCGCGCAGGAATGCCGCTTATTGAATCACCCGAAGCCGATATGCCAATTATTGTGGCAGGAACTGGCGCTTATTTTGTAACAGAAAACGGCATTGTGCCATTTGATAGCGCACTAGGTGGCATTGAGGCGCCATCAGAGGACGCAATTGCTATTGAATCAGGCGGAGATGTAGGCGGCGGTTCAGAAACGCCTGTGCCTAACGTTGAAGATAAACCCGAAGAAGATGAAGGCGCAAAAGCGCAAGAAGAATTAAAAATGTTTATGCGTTGGCTAAAGAAATCGCCAACACGTCCATTTAATTTCCGTGAAGTGCCTGTGGTCTATGCCGAAGTGTTAAATAAATTTATTGGCATTAAAGATTACGACAGCGCGCGGTGGTATGCCGAGCGTTATTTGGCTTAATTATGGCTAGTCAGGCGTGGCGTCAGAAGAACGGCGCAAAAGTACGGCTAGCGGCGCGGCGCGCCACATTAATTAGGCAAGCGTTACGCGAAAGCGTTAATATTTCCGCCGTTCAAGAAGATTGGGCGAGCGCACACCCAAACCCCGAATCAATGACAACGGAACAGGCACGCCAATGGGCGCGCACAAACGTTCGCGTCAATAGTGAACCACTTATGGCCGCTTTACGTACTCTTTATTTAGAATCGTACGCACTTGGCGATGACATAGCAATGAACTCAATTGCCAAAGCCAAGATAGATAAGGCGCCAACTAAACAACAGTTACAGCGAGCAGTAGGCATAAATTGGAGTAACTGGAAGGCTGGCAATAAACCAGCGGCGTTGCTAGTCAGTAAGCCACGCGGTCTTTCCACGCTGTTAGATAATCGCGGCGTAACGATTCAAGGCATTAATCGCACTACATTAGACAGAATCGGCACACGATTGGCAAACGCTTTGGCACAAGGCTTGCCGCCTAGTGAAGTTGATTTGTCGGACTTTTTTGATGATTCAGAACGCGCATTGGCAATTGCTCAAACAGAAATGAGCCGCGCAGTTGCTACGGCGAGTCGCGCACTTTATGAAGAAAGTGGCGTTGAATTGGTACAATGGATTGTTGCCGACCCTTGCGATTTGTGCCAAGAAAACGCCGATGTATCCCCTATTCGGATTGATGATACTTTTCCAAGTGGCGATTCAGAGCCGCCAGCGCACCCAAATTGCGTTTGCGACATTGCGCCGTATGTGGTTGATACACGCGACATAGGCGAGGACGCGTTATCATTTATTCTTGGAGATGAGGACTAATGGCAGAATCATTTAATCCGCCAGCAGGCGTTGTCAGCAACGCTAAACGCGGCTTAGAATTACGGCGTGAATTTAATCGTGGCGGCACAGCAGTTGGCGTGGCGCGCGCAAGAAGTTTGTCAAATGGTCAAGGACTTCCATTAGAAACTATTCGGCGTATGGTATCTTATTTCGCAAGGCACGAAGTTGATAAGAAAGGGAAAGATTGGGGAAACGCCTCAAATCCTTCCGCTGGATATATTGCTTGGCTATTGTGGGGTGGCGACGCAGGCAAAACGTGGGCAAATAGTATTTCCGAGAGAGAAAAGAAGAAGGATAAATCTATGACCGCTGACTTTACTACTTCATATGCCGCAATTATTAAACAAGAAAAACAAGATGATGGAACGTTACTTGTTTATGGCAAAGCAACAGATGATTCATTAGATATTGACCAACAAATTTGCGACGCCGCTTGGCTTGAAAAGGCTATGCCTGAATGGTTTAAAACTGGCGGAAATATCCGCGAACAACACAGCAGTATTGCCGCTGGCGTTGCCAAAGAATTAGATTCAAAGGCTGATGGTCATTATATTTCCGCCTTAGTTGTGGACGCACAATCAGTAAAGAAAGTTGAAACTGGCGTACTAAAAGGATTCTCTATTGGCATTAGAGCGCCACGTATTGTGCGAGATAACAAAGCCGCTAACGGCAGAATTATTGACGGACAAATTGTTGAGGTTTCTTTAGTAGATAGACCAGCCAACCCAAATGCCAAACTTATGTTGGCAAAGTTTGATACAGCAGGCGACTTATCACAAGTGGAAGAATTTATTGGCAAAGAAGAAGAAACTGATTACGAAAATATAAATAGTGGCGGCGGCGGTTCCAAACCTGCCGATACTGAACTTTACAATCGCATAAAGGCAGAAGCCAAAGAAAAGTTTGACGTTTATCCTTCGGCAGTAGCAAATGCTTGGGTGACAAACGAATATAAAAAGCGTGGCGGCGGATACAGAAAAGAAGATAAAAACACAGCGAGTGAAACCGTGATAGGAGAAAAAATGGAACACGAAGAAGATAAAGCGGTTTCCGAGAAGCCGTCCAAAGAAGATATGTTAAAGATGTATGAAGAAGCCAAGTCCGCATATATGGACGCCAAAATGGCACTTGATGAGTGTAAATCAATGTGTAAAGAGGCTGGTCTTGAAATTGAAGAAGAAGAAGATGATAAGGCACTAGAGCCTGTTGGCGAATCCGCAGAAGAAGAAACCGCAGAAGGCTCTAAGCCAGAAGCGGCAGAAGAAGAAGTGGAAGAAGCCGAAGGCAAAAAGACAACAGAAGGCGAAGAAACCGCCGAAGTAGTTGAAGAAACCAAAGATTCCGTTGAAGAAACGGAACAACCTGCTCTAGATGATGACGTTATTGACGCCATTGTTGATAAAGCCGTAAAGAGTGCGATAGCAACTGTCCGTGACGAGATTAAATCCTATAAAGAGGAAATTAATAAGTTAGAGGCAGAGTTAGCAACGGCTAAGAACAAAGCAGTAGGTAGCGGACCCAAGCGCGCAGTAGTAAGTAAGCCAGCAATTCTTGAATTCAATGAGTTCAGCCGAATTGCCGAGGATTACCGTGCTAAGGCGGCAGATACCACGGACAATGAATTGTCACGCGGCTATCGGGAATTGGCGGCAGAATTTGAAGCCAAAGCCGTTGCGTTAATTAATAACTAAAACAAAAACTCTTTACGAAAGGAAACAAATGGCAACATCGAACCTAAAAGCCACAGAATTGTTTTCTGACGCAACTTCGGCTAAAGAAGCCGCACTACGTCAGGAAGAATATTCTTCTGCTTTTAATAAGTCTGTAAATGCCTCTGTAACTGACCCTTCTGCCATTATGGCAATCAAGTCAGGCGGAGCCACATTTTCATCAGTAGCGCCAACACCAGTTGCGCAACTTGAATCTCTTATGGCTAACAAGTCACTAACACCTGACGCAGTAGGCGCGCTTAATAACGCACTTGCTTCACAGCGTTTAGCGATGCAAGATATCCAAAAAGAAATCACACTTACATCTCCACTTAGCACATCTTTTGCGGCTTTCGACCTAGAAGCGCCAGCAAAGTTGCTTACACCACGTCCAACACCACTACGTAACCGAATTCCACGCAAGAAGGGCGTTGGTACTTCACACCGCGTAAAGCGTATTCTTGGTTACACAGGTACAGGAACTGGCGGAGTTGGTAACACTTGGCCGGGAATTACACAAAGCACAACTACTGCGTTTGGTTCAATTAACTTTGAACGTGGACCACAAATCTCATACGCCGCAGATGACTTAGTGCTTCCTTACAACTCTTACTCACTATCTGACGCAGTTTCGTTTGACGCAAACTTCTCAGGTATGGGTTATCAGGACTTGCGCCAACTTTCATCTACTTCAACTCTATACGCAACAATGCTTATGGAAGAACGTATGATGTTGATGGCTCGCGGTACTGCTAGCGGATACTCAGGCGCACTTGCTGCTCCTGCTACTGTAACTCTTACATCACCAGTTGCTGGCGCAGGCGAAACCGCACTAGCGGCGGCAACTTACTATGTTTATGTAACAGCAAACGCTGGTATCGCAGGCTCAGGCTTTGGCGAATCAATCGTTTCAACTGTTCAATCAACAGCAGTTGCGTCAGGCGATGTTCTTGCTATTTCTTGGACTGCCGTTACTGGCAACCTTGGATATAACATTTATGTTGGAACAAGCACAGGCACAGCAAACTGTACCTATCAGGGAACAGCGCAAGGCACTTCTTGCGTTATTCAAGGAGCAGGAACTGTTGGTCTAACTGGCAAC